ACCGTCTTGCTTTCTTCTCCTAAAACAATCCCAATCTAAATAATGAGCACATTTAGAGCATTGTTTTTGACCGTCTGCTCCATACAATAATTTAAATCGACGGTTGACTAAAGATCTGCAATCCTTGCATACGCTGTCTCTTTTTATATTGCCAGCAGAGTTATACCCTTTATTCCCAAAATTTTCGTGCGTCTTTCGGGTTCCGCATTCCCGGCAAAGCTTTTGCATTAGTTGGTTTGTGCTTTTCTTACAATAGCACAAAATCACTGGCCGGACTTTCCGCCTTTGTCGGAAGCCATGACGCGATCTTTAATCCACTCACGAAGCTCAGGTTTGGAATATTTGCTATCGTCTTGTGCCATTACGAAACATATTTGCCCTGGAAGCCGGGAACTAAATCGGCCTTGGGGAAGAACTGTTCACGAAAATTCGAAGGAGGCGGGGTGCCTTGCTGAAGCAGTTTGGCCTTTTCCTCTTCTGTCAGTTGACGGTTGGGCGCACCTCCATAAGGTTGAGAAGGAACCCCCTGGGGAGATGCCTGGCCGAGTTGCGGCCCTTCAAAGAAAGTCGCATTAGCCAAGCCTGCCATGTTTCCAACAGCTGTTGGAAGATTGCTACTACCAAAAGCCATTGGCAATTGTGGGCCAGATCCAGGCATAATTCCACGCTTCATTAGCTCTTCGTTGAGCTGTTGGTTCTGTTGAGTGCCGCCTTCATATAAACGACGCAGTTGCTCACCGGAGCGACCACCTAGCGCACCAGGTACACGTCGAATGTCAAAGCTTGGGCTGCCTGCCAACAAATTCCCCGGGGCGCCAGGGACATTTGATTCACCGCCGTAAAACATCGCACTATTTCTTTTTATTTATTCTACTCATCTATAACTTCATAACCCGCCGGATCATTAACTTTAGTAAGAACAATTCCGTTAGACCTTACATCCCAATCAAGGATATCGCCCTCTTGCCAGCCAAGCTCTTCCAATACTTCATCGGGAAGAACAATAAACTGCTCGCCATTTTCGTCTTGCTCGACTTCAAGAATGTAACTCATTTGGACAAAAGCTTTTCCATAAGCTTATCAAGCTTATCGTTGATCTGCCGAAAATTGTTATGCATTTCTTGAATTTCTCGCAGAAAATCAACTTTTAATACGTAGTCCAAAGGCATGCGATTAATCTGGTCTTCCAAAACATCAATCCTGCGCTTTTGAGAATTCGTGTAGTCAAGGGCTTGCTGTATTCGTTCCCTTTGTCTATCCAATAGTTTATTGGCAACCCAGGATCCACCCGTAAAAGCGGATACAATTGCTGTAATGCCAATGGCAAGGTACTCCGGTCCCACGACAAAAAACTCTTTTTTACAATTCTAAATTCAGTAATCAATCTGGAGTTGACCTTTTCTTACTAAGCCAGTAACAAGCCAAACGAGAATACTAAGACAAACGTTCCTCGTATGTTTTTATACGATGACAATTCGCACATAAAACTTGACATTTTTTAATTTCTTCTTTTAAAGATTTAACATTTGTTGTGTGCATTTTTGCAATATCACGACGTTTTGTTGTTGGATCAATATGATCAAAATCAAGCGCAGCATGATGTTCTTTATACCCACACTTTTCACAACCTCGTTTTAATTTTTCATCTTTAATAATTTTTGCATTACGTTTTTGAGATCGCTTTGCCGCTTCTGTGCAGCTTATTTTTCTTTTAGCCCACGCTTCAGAGCTTAACCAATTCATTTGAAAAGTACCGTCTTTATTAATTCTTGATTTACGTCTATAAGCCAAGAAAATCCTTCCATCTAACCCAACTTCTCCGTATTTCCAGGGCTCGCCAGTTGCTGGGTTTAAACGTTCCACTAATAGTCGATATGTAATTGGCCTTTTCGCATCAGGCCTGTTACCAACCATACTAACGCGTCAACCGTGTCGTCGTGACCGCTGACGCCAAAATTCGTAAGCTCTTCAAAGAGATTTGTAAAATTACGAAAACGATTAAAGATAATTTTTCGATCCTCAAACATACCCATAATGCCACGGAAACGTGCAAGTTTATCCGCACGGAATCCTTTGACAGGGTGCCAAATTAAGTTATAGAGTCCTTCGTTGTTTAAGCAAATGCGTTTAAAGTCCGCCTCAAGAGATGCTTGGTACTGAACAGCTTCGCTCCAAATATCGCACGTCGAATAAGTTGGGAAGTAATTGCCGTTATCATCTCTGCCAATTACAGACCAATCGTTTAACAATTCTTTCATGGCGTCAAGTTTTTCAAGGTTGCCCATGACGCGAAGCCTGCGGTAATCAATAATGTGAATCCGATCGCCAATGCGCCCACCAAGAATCATCACGGTGTAATCATTCTTTTCTTTTGTGCCCGCCGATAGATCAACTCCAATTCCAAGCGTATCAAATTCGGTTGCAATTTCTGCTTTAACAATTAGTTCCGGCGCCAGGGACAGTTCGTTTTGTCTGACGATTTGATTCATGTACTGAAACGAGAAAGCAATTGGGGCTTGCCTTTTCTTTTCTTTTAAATAATCCAATGACCACATCTCTGGCCAATAGGACTCTTCATCACCAGTTTTGGGATTTGTCTGAATTGCAGAAAGAACAATCTGGTTCCAATTATTTTGTTCGTTGAATGTGGTCGAATGAATGTCATCATGCCTGAAACGAGTACCGAGGCAAATCGCTCGCGCACCTTCAAACATCGTTGGCGCAATAACTGCGTTCCAGTTTTCCTGCATTTGTTTGCGAATGTCAGGATTGGCAATATCAGCGGCAGACTTAATGGCGTCGTCAATCATCACCAAGTGTGAACGCTTGGAGGTCACCGAACCCTTGAGACCCGCAGCACAAAGGGTAAATTGTTCGTCGCCGGTGGTATCAATGCCAGCAAAGCGATGATCAATAGACCAGTATTCATTACTGGTTACATTCTTCATCAACCGAACACTTGGAAAAACCTCTTGGTATCGCTTGCTTTCAATGATCCGTTTGATCGTAGCCGATTTAGAACGCGCAATATCAACCGTGTAAGAAAGATAAAGAATTTGTAATGGGAGTTTGGCTTGCGTATGAATTCCGATGGCCCAGGCAGTAAGCAAACCGAGGACGGTTGACTTGGCTGATCCCCTGGGAGCAAGCAAATCAACGTTGGGGCCAGCAATCTTAATTAGACAGCTGCTATCTTCGTGCGTCACAAAGTGACGGTGCCAATTAAGGTGATGTTTAGCCGGAGGCTTATCCGCTACGTACTCACAGAAAAAACCAAAGTCTTCTCGGGCCAATGCCAAGGAGTCTGCATTACGCGGAACACGGATCTGCTGTTGCCGTGCAGCAGCGCGAGCGTTGCGCCTGTATGCAAGATGCGTATAACTTGGCACGAAATAAAATAGTCTTCTATCTGAATACTACTTTATTTTTTCTTCTTTTGTTCTTGATATTTACGTGCTTTATCAAGAGCAGCCTTACGCTTCTCTTTGTCGGACATCTCGGTTCCGTCCTCATTTTTGGCTTCTTTCTTTTTGAAGTGCTCCAGAAGCTCGAGCGGCATTTTGTTTTTTGCCATTACGATGCAAGTTTGTCGAGAGCAGTGGGTTGAGGCTGCGGACCTTTTGCGGGAAGACCTTGCGACTTCGCGGCATTCATTGCGCCCGAATATTTACCAGCCATTTGTTGGCCTGGTATCTTCTTCCCTGCTCCCATTGCAGTTGTATTAACTATCAATATTTTATAGCAAGGATTATTCTTCTAGTTGCATACGCGCCCACACACTCATTGTTGCTTCTTCCAGGGGGATTTCAATTGGATCGTCTTTGAAAATGAACATGAGTTCACGAATTGCCCTATCGGCGCCGGCCATGAGCAATCCTTTGCGATCTTTGGTATTCGTAAATTTTTCTACTTGATCAATGTGGCCGCGAATTTCTTTTTGCATTGAAGCAATCCGAGCAACGCCAGCGTCTCTTTTGACGACACCATTTTCTACGTCTTCTCGCAATTTACGCACGTCCTCCTGCATTTCATCGATCTCATACAGAAGTTTCTTGCGATGATCAGGTTTTTCGTAATGATCTCTAACCCAAAGATCGCACGCAGAAATAGTCCCCTTGTAACCAAGGAAACGAGAATAAAGATAAATTTCAATAACCGAGTAATTATCTGCAGCAAAAGCGCAGAATGATTCTTGGGTAGAAGCGTCTAGATTATCGACCCAAGAATCAAATAACTCAATATCGATAAGCTCGTTGGGCCTGGCCGTAATCTCGGGCTTCTTCTCCTTCTTTGAATCGCTGGGCTTGTTCAGAGGAAGTGCGCTGTTCTTCTGCGCCCTTGCCAATGGTTTCACGTTCTTGTTCACCAGCGCTCTCCATTTTTTTCTTGGAAAATTCGTACGCCACGCCAGCAGCTTCCTTGTACTTCTGGAGATCAAACCAGTCGTCAACGCTATACGTGCTGGAAGGAGTGCTGGTCATGGCGTATTAATGTTACAAGAAAAAATCAGAAGTTGCTCATCATTTGAGCAAGGCCAGTAGCGAAGATGTCGCGACGGCTTTCCTTCGACTTCTCACCTTGCTGCTTAATTTTAGAAGCTTCCAGCTTGTCAAGAAGCTGCTGGAACTTAGTAATGTCAAAATAGTCGGTTTCAGCGACAGTCATTTGTCTTTAAAAGAACTAAATTAATTATAACAAGTTAATTCTCAACTAAAGTTAAACGCACCAACAAGAGCGGAATATAGACCACCTTCTTGTTGAATCCTGGCAATTTCCTTGCCGCCTTCGTTCTTCAGCTTCTGTGTTTCCTTGTCAATTTCACCCTGGAGATTAGTCAAACCTGCACTGTAAACAAACTTTTTAGTTTCTTTGATGGCATCCAGGTTTGCCTCAATTTCACCAGCTGTTCCAGTAAATTCTGTTTGGAAAGTAGGAACTTGAACGCCGGTTTGCTGGGCAAGGTCGCCAACGTATTTAGGCAGGAAAGTCTCTTGTAATTTAAAGTTGTACCGTTTGGTTCCAGCCGTATCTTTTTGGGCTTTTCCAAACATCGTTTCATAATAATTATCAAGATAGCTCTTATTGAACTTCTCTTGATATTCGTCACTCAATTTAAGAGTTTCTTTCAGATCGCCAACAGATTTGTAGTAACCGGACTGAAAACCTTTTTGCGCTTTAGCCAGTTGCTCAGAAGATGGGCCCTTACCAAGCAATTCTTCATACGCAGTTTCAATCTGAGACTTTTGTTGTGTTGGTTGAATCTCTGTCAGATAGTAATCTGTAAGCCCCTGAAGGGCTCCGGGCTGAGGACCAATGTCATATTTGGAAGAATAGTCTTGAAGCTCGGCTTGGGCTTCTTGATAAGAAAGTAAACCGCTTGAAAGTTGTTTCTTCAGCGTTTCTTTGAAGGGATCAAAACCAAGGGTGGCGGCTTGCCGTTTAGCAGCCTCCTGTTCAGCTTTGAGTTTCTTTTCTTCAGCCGCAGCAGCATCAGCCTTCTGCAGCTGTTCCAGCTGGTATTTCTTCAGCGCATCACCATACGGATCGCTTGGTTGTACATATGTTGGACTTCCACCGCCTCCAGAGCCACCCATGATTTATCTCCTTAAGTAAAGTCAGATGCAATAGGACCAAACAAACCACTATATGCGCCACGAGCCTTGGCACGTTCAAGGCGTTCTTGGAACATCGCAGCTTGTCGTGCCGTGTCGCGACCTAAAGCCGAGGTGGCAAACGAAGCCTGACGACGCATGTCTTCTTGGCGACCGGCGCGTTGGAGTGCACCAAGCTCACCAAATTGGAATTTTTGTGCTTCTTTTTGGCGCTCAAGTTCTCTTGGGGCAGCAACAAATTCACCAAATTGCATGCCCAAAAGTTCTTGGGCTCTTTTGTTGGCGGCTGCATTTGTTTGCAATTGAGCACTAAAGTTAGCACCTTCAACTTGAGCGCGGAGAGCGTCTGCCTGAGCCTGAGCAGCGCTTTGCCCACCAAAAATTGAGGTGCCAATAGAGCCAAGGCCCAAAAGGCCTGTTACTACATCAGCGCCTTTAAAAACAACCATGTTACCTCCTCATTCAATAAGTATAAACGACCCGATTAAAAATATTGAATATTCGGTCTTGCGGGCATTGCAAAAGGTTGTGCAGAAATATTTGCGGCGACTTCAATTCCACGCATTGCAGCTTGATTGGCAGCCGTAGCTCCCGCCAGTCGAATCTGTCCGGGAAGCGTAAGCGCCTCTGTGATCTGACCAGGCAAGCTAAATAAAAGTTTATATGGCGCAGCTTGGCGCATTTGCTCTTTTTGAAACTCACCTAATAACCGAAGCTCTTTTTCTTTTTTTTCAATACTGCCTTCTTCTTTTCTAATTTGATTGAAGGCTTCAATTGCCTCTGTTAATTCACCTTTTTTTGCAGGTTTAAAATTGGTGTCATAAATGTCACGTTGCAACCACTCCGGGAGGCCTTTTACTTGATTGTAAAAAGAAGCTACCGCTTCGGGGGAATATTTAAACTGAGTTAATTCAGTCACTTTTATCACCCTCGATATTGAAAAGCGGAAGCAGCATACGGATTAGCGGCAGTCATCATAGTGCGGGTTGTTTCGCCAGCCTGGGCTTGGGCGCCACCCGCAAGTTGGGCCATATACATTTGACGATTTAAAGCGCCAGTAATTTGACCTGTCTGCTGATTGAGTTGCATCTGACGCTGCATTTCAGCATCACGGTACTGATTAGAAACAGGCAACATCTGACGAGCGATGTCTACTTGGCTCTGACCAGTGATCTTCGACAGTTGCTCAATACGTTTAATATCGGAATCCGAGAAGCCGATGCCACTGCTGGTGCCAGGGATTAAACCAGGTGACTGACCAGCTTCACGTTGGGCGCCAGTGGCAGCCTGTGCAGCTTGACCAGCAAGGCCCGCAACCCCCTTGAGCAGTGGGCCGCCCAAAGCAGCGCCTGCAATGGAGGCAACCGGTCCCAGAGGGGCTCCGAGCATGCCGCCGATAACTGAACCAGCAGCACCCATGGGATCACCTTGAAGGAGCTGAATGCCGCCGCCAACCAAAGGAGCGTAACGACCAGCAAGATTTAAACCCTTACGTGCAATTTCACCGGCGCCTCCTTGGGCTGCAACACGAGAACCAACTGCTTCGGCAGCGGTACTACCGGCTTCTCGTGCTTTATTAAGTGCACGATTAAACATTTCGCCGCCGATTACATCCTGCAAACCGAAGCCAGGAGTTCCAGTTTGCGGAGTAGGTTGTAAAGGCCTGCCGTACTGATCAACAAGTGCCATGGCTATTAGCTATTACTTTGTTGTTTTAATACTTTAATTTTACCAGCCTACATGTTTTGCTGGTACTCAAACGTAGAAGGTAATTTTTCAGGGCTATTTTGCGCAGAAGCAATTGCTTTGTTGGTTAAATTACCAAGCATTGCACCAGCTAAAGAGCCAGCAAGCGTAATTCCAGCGCGTCCCCTGGTGGTTAGCCCAGGGCGTTTGAAAGCTTGCTGTGCGCCAATAACCCCACCTGCCAAGGCGCCAGCAGATTGCAAGCCAACAGGAAAACCGACAATACGAACTTCGGGATAACCTTCAATATTTTCAGTCGTTCCTTTCACAATGCCAAGGCCAAGTAAACCACGATCTTGGTACTGGCTCTCCATTACTTTTTTATAACGCTCGGGAGTCAAGCTGGGAATATCTTCTTTTGCAGTCTCGTATTTCAATGGTTCGCCACGGCGTCCCAAGAAGAAACGATCAAACAGCTCAATGCCAGGTTCTACGGTTTCCCTACGATCTTCTGAACCTTTTTCTGCATATCGTTGTGCATACCCTTTAGGACGAAACATTTCACCAGGGTTTGTAATATCAAACGTACCGAGAGAAGCTGCAACCGGTGCGCTGATAGCTAAAGTAAGTGCAGCACGTTTGGCAGGATTTTCAATATCGCCAATCTGAGGGACAACCTGTTCAATTGCTTTTTCAGCCAACGCCATTGGATGGTTGTACCGCCAATAAAACTGACGGGTTGAATCCGTGCCAACGTCAGTTAATAGTCGAGCAGCATAGGCACCAGCAAATTCAGCTGGTGTTTTTAACTGAGGAGTAACTTGTCTTACCCCTGCATCAGTGACAATTTTTTCTCCTTGACGCAGAGCTTTGTTAAAACGAGGATCAAGAATGCTGTGTCGATAATCCGGAGAGCGAACAATGACATCGCCAACAATCTCCGGTTGGGCGCGTCGATTCATGTAATCGACAGCCGTTTGCCAACCCGCCTGCAGTTCTTCTTTTTGACGACGCAAAAAATCCGCAACGCCCATCAGTACACCCTCGGGGGAAGCCCTTGTGTTTGATATAAAGTGCCGTCTGCAGTTTGAGGATAATAAAAATCATTCAGCATTTCTTGTTGGCCAAGCTGTTGCTGTTGTGTTACAAGTTGATTTGTATTCTGTTGCTGTTGCATTTGCAAGAACATTGGTTCTAATACAACAGGAGCAACAATGTTGCCGGCAAGCATTGCTGAATGTTGAGCAACACTAGGTTCGTAAACACGCTTAAGGTCTTGAGTTGCAATAGGAACACCTGCTTCAACTTGCTCAGGTGTTGCGTAATTGCGATATTTACCTGCATACTTTGGGGCATATTTACTAATTGCTCGTGCACCACCGTAACTTAAACCTAGATCAGCGGCCCCAATGGCCAAACCTGCCAAAGGGTTTCCAGTTGTTAATGCCCCAAGACCAGCAGTGGCAATTGCTCCAGGAATAGAAGCACTTAAGACTTCAGAGCCACCATCTTTTGCCAACCGCGCCATTGTTTGAACAACGGGCGACTCGGGCATCATGCGAGCAGCACGCTGTAATACTTGTGGTTTTGACAGCAATGCGCCCGCTAATTTAAACATTTCTTCTATCTCAATAACAACATTCTATCTTTTGTTATCCAACGGCTTGTTGTTCTTCTTCTTC